CTGCATGGCAGCGTTGCGTGAGTCCACTCTGAAGAACCATCGCTGGTTCTTCTTGCTCGTGCCGATGATGATTGTCTTGTCGTTGCTCGGCGAACAGATGTTCTTGAAAGTTACTGTCTTCATGAGATTACTCCTTCACTGACTGCTGTCAGGATGTCTAGGGTTAAGGATGTTTCTGCTAGGTCAGCTGCTGTATCAACGTCCTCCATGATCAGAGCGACCGCTGCTACCGCTGCTACTTCGCGCCAGTTGTCCTTGGCGAATGCTGCGATCTTCTGTGTGCGGGGGTCGTTGATTAGCTTGCTGAACTTGCTGCGTGCTTTGGTGGTTAAAGTTAATCTGCTCATGTTTATTTCTCCTCTGTACAAACACGTTGGTGTGCTTGTTTCACCTGCGAATCCGACCGGAAATCGTGTAAGCGATTTTCGATAGGGGTCCCTGGGCGTGGTTCGAGATCAAGGTTCCATGACTACGATTCGGGGTTGGGGGTGGTCTAGAGTGCGAGGGGGGAGATAGTCGATGAGCGATATAGAAAAGATTTTTATAAAAAAATTTCTAAAAAAATTCTTCCAAAACAATTAGGTATGCTAATATCTGCACCTATGACTGGAACTCAAAAAAAGTGCCGATACTGCAAAACGACGCAAGACGTGTCAGACTTTGTAACGGGACGGCACATGTGCATTAACTGCAAGGCCAGTCAAGTACAGACGCGGGTATCCGAATCTTACGAAAACTACCTGCAGAATCTGTACTCCCAGAGTAAATCTGGCAACAGTAAAGGGTCGGCCCGCCGCGGCCTTAGTTGGTCGATAGAGCTGGAGCACTTAATAGACTTATGGCAGAAGCAAGGGGGACGGTGCGCGGTATCCGGAGCGTTTCTCACTCATCACAAAGATGGCACAGGCAAGAAAGAGTACAACGCGTCAATCGATCGGATATCCCCCGATAAAGATTACACCCCCGATAATGTTCAATTGGTCTGTTATCGTGTGAATATCATGAAACACAACCTATCTGAGGACATGTTTTACTGGTGGGTAAAGACTATTCATGATTTCTCTTGTGATTAATTATTAGTAGAGCTAATATAACGCATGTTTGACATTGAAGTGGTAGCAATCGAAGGTCTAGACGCCGCGATTATTGGGTCGACGGTTCGAAATGGGCGTGAAGTGCTTGCTTACAATTACGACAAAGCCGTTGCCATCATGAGAGCGGCGGGCCACTCCGAGGAGTACGCCGAAGAATGGATAGCAGAAGTGTCTTCAAAGGAATTTGATGGCGCTCCTGCTTTTGTGTACCTAGATGAAACTCATGAGTTCTATGGACCTAGCAGCCCAGCAGGAACAACCGTCCACTAGCATCGTTAGTGAGCACACCGAATTCCAATCGCATATGCCATATATGGGCATTAGCCGCGGATCGCTAACCATGCAGCAAGAAAAGCTGGTCTCGCTCATCTCTTCAGGGATGACAACCGCTGCTGCGGGTCGCGGTGCGGGGTACTCCTGTCCCCAAGCGGCCTATGCCGCGGCAAAAGTCCCCGAAGTACAAAAAGCGATTGAGTATTTCCGCCAGGAGATGCGTGAAGAGGTGCGGTTCACCAATCAGCACGCGCACATGATGTATATGGAGGCGTATAACTCGTCGGCAAACGCCACTGAGATGAAAAACACCACCGATTCACTAGTCAAGCTGCACGGTTTGGCTGCACCTGAGAACGCTACCCAAGTAAATATCAACATTAATGGCACTAAGCAGCTAGAGCGCATGAGTGACGAAGACTTGTTGAAGATTGCGGGTAAAGATGTCCACTACCTAGAACCTAAGAGCGATTAATTATGGCTAGTACTGAATTCCCACATAGTAAAAAACAAGCCGCCGCGCAGGTCGCTAAATTAAAAGCCGCTGCCGCCAAGAAGAAGGCAGCCCCTAAGCCCAAAGCTAAACCAAAGGCTAAGCCTAAGAAGGCATACAAGCCTTACTAAATGACTGAAGTCGCGAAGGTCGAATGCATACGCTGTAAAGCGTCGCACCCCGAGACACTGTACTCGGGGGATGATCGACTCTGTGTGTATTGCAAAGCGGACATCGCGGAGCAAGAACCGCTACCCGCGAGCCCCGAACCGGAGCCCACGAAGGAAGAGTCGTTAGAAGATAAGGCGCGCGCGGAGCTTGCTCTGCGGTTCCTGACTCGTAAACGGCTACTACCGTTCGTGGAACGGTTTAACCCTGACTACTCAGCGGGGTGGGTGCATAAAGATATATGTAAGCGACTAGAGGAGTTCTCTAGAGATGTCAGCGAAAAGAAGTCTCCACGACTTATGCTATTTATGCCGCCACGACACGGTAAAAGCACACTTGCGTCAGTGGCGTTCCCAGCGTGGCACCTCGGGCGAAACCCGCAGCACGAGTTTATTAGCTGTTCCTACTCTGGTTCTCTCGCAATGGGGTTCTCTCGTAAAGTCCGTGGCCTGCTACGTGAAGAGGGATATAAGTCAGCATTTAAAACGCGCCTCGATCCACAGTCTCAGTCTGCTGAAGCATGGCTTACTACTGCTGGCGGCGGTTATGTTGCTGCCGGTGTTGGTGGTGGTATTACTGGTAAGGGTGCTCATATCCTTGTCATTGATGATCCGGTAAAGAACCGTGACGACGCTGAATCAGCAAACGCCCGTGAGAGTGCCTGGGACTGGTATACATCTACAGCGTACACACGTCTTGCGCCTGGTGGTGGTGTGCTGGTTATCCTTACTCGTTGGCATGATGATGATCTTGCGGGACGGTTACTTAAAGCAGCAGCAGATCACGGCGAGCAGTGGGAAGTTGTTAACTACCCCGCCAGAGCAGAAGTTGACGAGACCTTTAGAAAGCAGGGTGAAGCACTCCACCGAGAGCGATATGACGAAGAAGCCCTTGCCCGAATAGAGAAAGCTGTTGGTCCTAGAGACTGGTCAGCGCTGTATCAGCAGAACCCTGTAGCGGACGACGGTGACTACTTCACCCGAGACATGATCAATTACTACGAGCGCGACGAGATTGATGAAGACCGTATGCGTTACTACTGCGCGTGGGATCTGGCGATCGGTAAGAACGATCGCAATGACTACACCGTTGGCATCGTGGTAGGTGTCGATGAGCAGGATCAGTTGTTCATCATGGACATGGTTCGCGGGCGGTTTGACGGGTTTGAACTGGTTGAGCAGATCCTTGATATGTATGAGGTCTGGAAGCCGTCAATCATCGGTATTGAGAAAGGGCACATTGAGATGGCTCTCGGGCCGTTCCTCGAGAAGCGCGTTCGCGAGCGCGGGTTGTACGAAGCGTACTTCAAAGACTTAAAGACTGGCCGCAGGGACAAGGAGGCGCGTGCCAGAGCAATCCAAGGCCGGATGCAGCAGGGCATGGTTTTCATGCCAAGAGATGAAGAATTTACTGGCCCACTGGTAGCAGAGTTATTGCGCTTTCCGAATGGGGTACACGACGATCAGGTAGACGCCTTAGCTTGGATAGGTCTCATGATGACGGAGTTCAGCACTTTTGTTGAGCGCGTTGAGCATGTGCCGAGCTGGAGAGACCGGTTACCTGGTCTTTTCAAAGGTGAACGCACTAAATCAGCTATGAGCGCATAACGATGAAACCAACAAAGCTAAATCCAGCTAAAGAAGAAGAGATCACACGCACCCAATGGGCACGCTATGAACGTGCACGGGATAACGGGCACTTAGACTACGTAGAGATGGCGCTCAAATGTGATGAGTATTACCAAGGTGACCAGTGGGATGATGAGGACGCCGCGGCTCTAGAAGCTGAAGGCCGACCCGCTCTGACGATCAATACTATTCTCCCTACTATTAATACCATTTTGGGTGAGCAGTCTACGCGCAGAGCTGACATCCAGTTCAAACCACGACGAGGGGGCGATGGGGCTATAGCCCACACGCTGACTAAGTTGTATATGCAGATAGCCGACAATAACAAGCTGGACTGGGTCGAGCAGCAGGTATTTAGCGACGGTTTGATTATGGATGGCCGCGGTTATTTTGATGTTCGCATGGACTTTAGCGACCACGTTGAGGGTGAGATACGAATCACGGCCAAAGATCCGCTAGACATACTTATCGACCCAGATGCCAAGGACGCAGACCCGAAGACGTGGAATGAGGTGTTCGAAACTCGCTGGATGACGCTTGATGAGATCGCAGAGTTGTACGGAGAGAAAAAGGCGGAGCGTCTATTGTTTGTCGCTGAGAACGGCATGAGTTTTGGCCCAGATTCTGTCGAGTACCAAGAGACTCGTTTCGGCGACACCGAGACCAATGACGATTATTTCGGGGC